TTTGCATAATCGCAGAAAAATGATTTTGAATTTCATCAATTTTTTCCCGATTGCTAAGTGAAACATTAGTATATGGAGTTTCAACCCCACACGCTACAAGATGTTCATGAATTTTTAGACCCAAATCAGAGTCAGTTTTAGTTTTATTGAATGCCATATATCCTTCCTTACTCGGATTGAAAACACTATTTATAAAAGTTTTAGTTGCAGGTAATCTTCCTCACCTACAAATGTAGGAGACTTTGCCAGTTCTTCTTCGCATGCCCATTTTATTTGATATAATTTTTTCTTATATTCAAAAGAAGTAAATCCATCAAAATTTGGATCTCTTGCCTTAATACCATAATCCTGAATTATATTAATTATTTCCATCTTTAGTATTACCATTTGTTTTTTTATTACGTTCAATAGTTAAATCTTGAAACAATCTTTGTTCTTGTATAGTTAGATTTTTAAATGTTTTTCTTGGATTAGCACACAAGATACATTTTGGATTACCGCAATTCATTGCATGGTGTTTTGAAAATCTATGAGGCTGCTCAAGCACTTTTGCATCTACGTGTGCTTGTTTAGCAATTTTTACTTGCCTGTTAATTGCATTTTCTTCCTTAAGCAATCTTTTAGATCTTTTTTGTTTTGTATTTTCGTCACTCATTAAGTGCCCCAGGCATTTTTAAAAAGAGGAATTTGAAGACGATCACTATACCTGTATCCTAATTTCATAGCCAACTCAGCAACTTGTTTGTTATGCATATAATATACGCTATCAACACCACCTACAGGCATCAAATATACCGAACCTTTAAATCCTGCCTTTTTATAAGCAGAAACTGCATCTTGAATTTCTTCGATATCATTTTGCCCGGAAACAACAAACTTAAGATACGTATGTCCAACTAAATCATAATCACATACAACATCTGGTCGAATAGCATCTTCCCATTTTTCCCCACTGATACTTAACTTTGGACTAACACTAAAAGTAATTTCTGAAATAGAGGTATCGTTATGTAAATAATCAAAAAAGTCATTAGTTAAATCTTGAGTACCATTTGTTTCGATTGTCACTTCTTTTAAATTTTTCATCTGCGCATGTTCTAATAGTTCAGGGTATGCTCGCTGCCATCCCAACAAAGGTTCACCCCCTGTAATAACTAAATGTTCGTCTTGCCATTGCTTATATGGGAGCATATCGACGATAGCTTTCGCAATACCGTCTGTGCTAAGAAGCGGAGACAAATGCTTAAAGCGAGGATCCCAACTAGCGTAAGAATCACACCCGGTACTAACCAAAGGTAAATCTCGGTATTGTGCATAGAATGTAATATTTGCAGCAACATCCTCTCGTTCACGACTAAACTCTCCTTTAGGCATACCAAACCCAGAACAAGTAAAATTGCAACCAAATGTGCGAAGAAAAACACTGGGAACACCCATGTACCTACCTTCGCCCTGTATTGAATAAAATAATTCAGAAATTTTTATGTTCATATGTCACCTTTTCTATATTATATATTTTTTATTCAGACAAATCTATATCATTATTCTTTTTAGATTTACTTTTTTTAGGCTTTGATTCTAACTTTTCCTCATCCAATAAGTCTATATTTCTTTTCATATATTCTAGATATTGATTATTAAAATCACCTGCATCTTGTTCCTGTGTTACTAGTTCATCTAAATCCATGTTTTCAATTAGTTTATATTTAATAATTTGTTGTTTTTTTTCTTTTTGTATTCGCCTAATAAATGCATAATAAATGATTTGCGTATAATATGCAAATGGATTAGAAGATTTGGTTGGATCAAATTTAGCAACAGCAGTTAAACAATTATCTATACCGTCAGAAATCATATCATCTTTAAAGGTATAATTTATAAAGTTACCTTTATATGATAGATGTGTTGCTATTTTAATGAAGCATTCGCCAATATAATTAGGTACAATTGGTTGCTCTTTACCTTCTGCAAGAGCAGTATCAACCATTGTTTTATATTCTACAAGTGCATCATAGAATTTTTTATTATCTACATAATGCGCGCCTTGCGGAGGCACATTAATGGTAGACTCGCTTTCCTCTTTCTGTACTGTCATTTTCATCATCATCTAAATCCTCATTTATAAAATCTTCTTGTAATTCTTGTAAAGATTCTGAATCATCGCTATCAAATGATACAGATGATTCACTCAAATTATTGCTTTCATTCAAACCTGCCAAATAATTAATATAGTATTTTTTTACAGAAACACTTGGATTAGCTACAGCAACTATCTGCGATGTAGACAATTCAAAAATATTATCTATAGTGAAAACACTCCAAGGATACATAACACAAGTTTCAACCGTACCTCTAGATGTAGGCATTCTGACTATATTAATTACTATAGGTTCAGATATTGTAACTAATGATTCTTCAAAAACATTTTCTGTGTCTACCTTGCATAATATATTTTCACCTGTTGATATTTTTAGCAATTTGCAAATATCCATTATAACTGAACCTTTACTAGTTTGTAATTAAAATGTTCATCATTGTATATTTTTATTCTTTCTATCATATGTAGTAAAGTATAATTTTTGTGGGTTTTCCATGATAAATCGTCTGCAATATCATACAAATTGCAAACATCTTTATCATTATTTTTTCTAAGGCCTCTTCCTATACTTTGTAAATTTCTTACTCTACTTTTTGATGGACTTGCAAAAATAATATTCTGCAAGGATGGTATATTAATACCTGTAGAAAATGTTCCATATGATGCTACAATTATAGCATTATTTTCTTTGTCTGTCAATTCTCGAATTTGTTCTCTTTGTTCTGTTTTTGTTCCGCCGAATACAAAAAATACCTTTCGGTTATCTGCCTTTTCTAGAATCATATCATATAAAATTTTGCCATGTTTTTCCACAAATTGAAAAAGTATTAGAGTATTGCCTATTTGCTTTAATGCTAAATTTCTTATAAATTTATTTCTAGGATGATGTTGCACTATAAAATCAATTTCTTTTTGGTAATCGTTGTCTTTGTTAAATTTTCTAATTTCTTGGCTGTATTCAAGAATAATATTATATATTTGAAGATCAGCTAATCTTTTTTCTTCAATTAATTTTTTTGTTGTAGTAACTTTAAAAACAGGACCAAATAACCCCTCCAATACCAATTTATGCGTTTGCGAGCCATCTAATGTTCCGGTAGTGCCGATTCTATATGGGCTATTTTCACATTTGTTCAATATACTTTGTAACGATTTTGCTTTAAATAAATGACATTCATCACCGTAAATGCAATCAAAAGATTCAAAAAATTTCTTAGGTAGTTTATATATAGATTGCCAAGTACTGATAACGATATTCCAATCATTTGATTTTTCAGCGCCACCATATATTCTGTGACAATTTTCAGAAACTTTCCATCCATTTATAAAACTATAATCTTGAAAGTCTGAATACATCTGTTCAACAAGAGATGTGGTAGGTACAATAATTAATTGTCTCCTTCCCTTAGAATTATGCCATCTTAATAAACTATATATTATTAAAGATTTACCTGAAGCCGTGGGAGATAATAATAAACGCCTACCGTTAACAATTGCAGTATGTATTGCATCTATTTGATAGTCTCGAATATCTATGGAGTTGCCTCTAGCAGACAACTTAAGATTATTACAAAATTTAGTTATTTCATCTAATGAACAATCGTCTGATTTATTAACATATTTTGTCAGGTCTACACTATAATCTCTATCTAGTGCAAATTTTTCTACATATTCCTTTAACCCTACATATAATTCTTTTGTAAACATAGAAAATAGATGTATTTTGCCATCCCACATTCTAGATTTATATAAAGGATGAAATTTTGCATTTGGTACATCAAATGTAAAGAAATCATTTAATTCTTGAGATATTGAAGGATCTGTATCTATTCTAAGATAAACCTCACTTTTTTTTGTTATTGTTATATCTGACATTTATTAGATCATACCGTTTGTAAATTTAATCCATTCTATTGAATTTTTTATATCCCATGTTCTGCTATTTAGTGATCTTAATATTTGTTCAAGATGTAATGTTATTGTTTTATAATATTCCATTTTATCTTGATATTTGATCAAATCCTCATCACACTGAAGAAATTCGTCCATTTCATTTTTTAATGGCTTATTGCCCTGCCATTGTGTCCAGTTTTCTGAATCTAATTCTTCTTTAGACATTACTCCACCATAATACATATATTTTTTTCGTCTGCAATTATAATAATCCGATTCTGCTTTTCTTAGATTAATTCTTGCGGATGAAAGCAAATTAAGATATTTAGCGTGTAATTTAGGAGTATTGGATGACTCTGAGCCTAGATTTGTTTCATTAATTATAGAATCAGATGTCCACATTTCCTGCAAATCTGATAATTTCATTATTCACCTTATAAATCATTTCTTAATGTTTTATTATATTTAATGGCTTCATCTATAATACTTAATTTTGCAGAAAAAACCTCAGATTCAAATAAAATTGCAGCAGTATCTTTAGGAAAACAGGCGCCACCAAATCCTCTTTTCGTATCTGGTCCTGGCACATCAAAGTGTGTTTCGCCTAATCTTAAACCATCCAATTTTAATAATTTTTGCACTTTAGTATAGTCAATTTGTTCTGCATTACATAAATCATAGATTTGATTTAAATAAGAAACTTTTAAAGCCAAAAAAGAATTAATCGTATATTTGGCTATTGCTGCTTCTTCTATTGTACAATATTTTACTGTTTTCAAATAAGGTTGCCCTCTACGAATAACTTTTTCTGCTTTCTCAGCATATACTAAAGAATTACCACCAATTATTGAAAATTTTCCTTCTAAATAATCCTGTTCTGCTCTACTAGCAACTAAAAATTCTGGAGCAAAAACTAAATTATCAAATTGTTTCTGATACTCTCTATATATTGCAGGGGGAGCAGTAACCTTAGATATAATAGGGCCATGTCGATAATTTATTCGCTTTAATTCCTGCAATACTTCTAGTAAAATTGAAGTATCACAGGAACCATCTTGACGCATAGGACTAGGCACACAAACGAAAATAGCTTCACATTCCAATATATCATTAGTGTTTGCAACTAATCCTTTTAATGGATCGACAATAATTATTTCATCAAACACTTCATGCGCCTTGTATACGGCATTACCGACAAAGCCCAAACCAAAAATACCGATCTTCATATTATCTTTGAATTTGAATAATTTGGCTAGGATTACCCATGAATGAGAAATGTCCATGGTGATTAAGAGAAATTGAAGGATCCAACCAAATATCTCCACCGATATCTTGCCAGCGACGACTAAATGTATAATCCTCAGATAGATACCTTCTATCTTTGGGATCAATCATTGTATCAAAAAATGCATAAAAATTATCATTTAATTCTGGCGGGGTATTTAGATCATTATTGTATTTAAGCTCAGGATAAGCAGCAATCATTTTATCAATTGCTTTTCTATCAATCATCATAAAACCTGTAGCGCCATCATGCAAACGAATTAGTCCATTTTCAATAGCAATCTGTCGTGAATCTCGATTAACAAATTTAAAGTTAATAGCATAATCACTACCAAACGCTGCAATATTGTTATCCTCAAAATCAGTAGTATTATTTGCTCTAACCGATCCCATAATTCGTTTCCAATTGACGCCCTTTTTCGGGTAAGCGCCAACCACAACTTCTTTATTATGGGCTATTAGTTTAATAACATCTTCTACCTGAAATTCAATATCTGCATCAATAAACATTAGTTTTGTATAATCACTTTTTAGAAAATACGCAACTAAAACATTGCGAGCGCGAGTAACAAGAGATTCATTTGCGATTGTGCCAAATGCTACTTGTAGTTGGTGTTGATTACAAAAAGTCAATAGTCTGACTACTGATCTAAAATATGCCTCAGTTAGCATACCGCCATAACACGGTGTTGCAATAAAAATTCTTTCTTTTCGTAAATCATTAATATTAATTGCAATTTGCCCCGGTTTTAATTGCGGAGGTTCAGGTTGTTTAGCCGGTGCAAAATTTTGAGGAAGAAGTTGGTTTGTAATATCATTGATGTCAATTGCCATAATAACTCCAAAAGTTAATTATTAAGTTGTTCTATTTCAAATATTCTAAATTTGAATGTTGCTATTGCTGTTAAATATTCCACGGTTGATGATGCAATATCATAATCTAATCCTTCAAGTGCGATAGGAAATATATCCTTATATATTATATTAATTTTTGGATTGTTTGTCGAGTCTAAAATAGTTAAAGTGCCATCCGAGTATGCCAAAACTTCAGTAACTCCTTTTGCTGTAGTTACAAATGGAAATTTATTTGATTTATTTCTTATATAGGTCGCATACTGTTCATAACTATTAGGAAATCCAAGAGCAATTAACCAATTATATAATTCAATATAATTTGACATATCTTCACTAATCAAAAATCTAATAGATAATTCACCAAAATTTAATTTTTCACCAATTCTAGGTATATCTATAAATGGCGTAGGTTGAGTTGCTACACCAAATGCAATTTGAGGTAAGTTTGCCGATTGACAAGTGAAAGAAACATTAGGTAAATCTTTAAGACCAAATCTAAAAGCATTTGGGCGCAGAAAGTCTTGTGTCTTGGGTAAAGACTCAAGATAACTAGTTCTAAAAAAATTAGTGTTTGCTGTATATGCCATATCAATATTTATAAAGGTAAAAAAGGGGGAATTTCTTCCCCCTTAAAGTTACTTCATAATTTATGTAATTCTTATTATTTTAAAATTACATTAGGTTCAATACGCGGGACTTACGATAGTACTGATTGCGGCCTGCGGTAAAGCTATCGCCGTCATTAGCACCTGCGGAAGTTACAACATATGGGTTAGCAATTAGACCGTAACGTGTCTTAAAGCCAATTTTTGGCTGGAAGCTGTTAGGATCAATTGCACGAACCATTTGGAGAGGAATATATGGGCAGTAGAAAAGACCTGCGTCATATGGGCTTGAGCCTTTATAACCTACTACGTAGAATTGTTCAGAGGCACCTAGGTTGGCTGAATAGGGATCTACATAAACTCTATAACGACCATTTAGAATACCTGCAAATGTATTGCCTGTATCATCGACGTTTAGATTTGTTGATAATGCTGGGGCATAATCTAATACACCGGCCATTGCTAGTGCTGATGCAACGTCTGCTGAGCAAACAATGAAGTTGCCCTTACCACGACGTGTATCTTGTGCAATATGGTTAGCATCGCGCTCAATGTTAAATAGAAGACCTTTGAAACGCTCAACTGACCAACGTCCATTTGAATCTACATCTAGGTCAAATGTACCAGCTGATGCTGTTGCGGGTGAACCT